GGTTGAACAGGTGGAATTTGGGCTGGATTGGACAGGAAACGAAACAGCGGCCAGCCCTTCCGCTGTCGCGCTCGGAAAAAACGGGTCAGCGTGACCCGAAATCAAACAACGGCCTTCAGGAACGCGCGGCGCTGCTTCGCGTCGAGTTTCTCAAACGCTGCGATCAGGGCGTCAACAGGATCAGTCTTACCGCTCGACTTGTTGCCGTTGCTGCGCTTCTCGCCTTTCAGCGCGAGGATGATGTCGCGCAGTCGGGTCTTTGCCCATTCGTAGTTCTTGTCCTTCGAGTTCAGCATCAGCTTGCCAGTCGCGGATTCGTTGAATGTCGCGCCGGTGTACTCGCAGACTGCGCGGATGAGGTAAGGCCGTTGCGCTTCGGGTGTGTCGAGGCCGAGCGCGTGCATCGCGATGAGAGCGTCATCCTGTGCGTCGAGGTAACGGCGAACGATGACATTGACTTGTGACTGAGTGTTAGCTGCTTTCATGATTAGTCCTTTCGGGTTTGGGTTGAAATACCGGCAAAGCCCTTGCTCTGCCAGTGATTCCAGTATCGCACACCCCCTTTTCTATCGGGTTATTCGCCCTATTTCGGGTCAGAATGACCCTTTTTCACCGTGATTTTGGCCGTTTGCGATCCCCACCGTACCCCCACCACCCCAAATTGAAGCAGGGGGAGGGGTCGCCATAGAACACTAATCCCCTCCCAGACCCACAACCCCCGTTATCACCTAGACAACACCAAAAATTCCAGCTAAATTGTCAAACCTTGGACAACTACGGGCGAAAAAAACCCCGGCAGGGGAGTGCCGGGGCGAAGTGACGGTAGCGACCGCCAGGAGAAGCAAACATACAAAGGCGCGACAGCGCCGCTTGCACACTTGCAGAAACGACTATACACTGCGGCCAACGTGGTTTCAAGGGAACCATCGCATGTTGGACCATTTGATACATTTCACCCCAGACGTGGAGCAGGACTCCACGGCTTTCACACGCCTAAACAAAACCGATCCCGTCGATGTGATCGACGCACAGGTACAAACCGCTGATTGGTTAAAGAGTCTAGGTGCCGCAGGTAATGAAGTTGCTACAGAACTGGAAGCAGACGCTGCCAGAAAAGCTTTTGCCACTGTGGTTACAGCACAGCCCAACGAAAACGCCCATCAGGCGCTCGCACAAGTAAAAACACCCGCAGCAGTCCAGCATCTTGTTGGTATGCTAACGGCCTACGACTGGGAATTCATCCACCAAGCCAAAGAGCTGCGTGGGTACACCGTCGCTAAAATCTTGGAAGACACCAATCACCCCACCGCATCGGTGCGGCTAAAGGCGCTGGCCCTCTTGGGCAAGGTGACCGAGATTGGTTTGTTTACCGAGAAGATTGAAGTCAAGAAGACCGAGCTGTCTGACACCGAGTTGGAAGCCCGCATCAAGGAGAAACTTAACAAACTGGCAAAAATCGTAGACATCACGGACATCTCCGATGCCCAGATAAAAGAAATCGACGATGAAGCCAGTACTGAGTCCTGAAGAAATACAGGCGCTAAACCGCGTATTGCCTACGCTGAGTGCCCAAGAAAAGGCAGAACTGCTACAGGACTTGGAAGAACGCGCTGCACGAGCGTCAAAGAATATTGGCCGGGACTCCATGCTGGGCTTTGCCCTGCACGTCTATCCGGGGTTCAAGATCGGACCACATCACCGGAAACTGGCGAAGATTTTTGAAGATGTCATAGCGGGGCGTAAAAAAAGAGTCATCATCAACATCGCCCCACGGATGGGTAAATCCGAATTCTCATCTTATTTGTTCCCAGCTTATTTTCTTGGCAAGTTTCCCAACAAGAAGATCATCATGGGCACGCACACCGCCAGCTTGTCCGAAGACTTTGGACGGCGCGTTAGAAACCTAATCGACAGTGATGAATATCAAGACTTGTTTCCCGGGACGCAGATTTCTGATGACCAGAAAGCTGCCGGTAAATGGAGCACCTCAGCCGAAGGCCAGTACTATGCGGCGGGTGTGGGTGGCGCTCTGGCTGGTCGCGGCGCTGACCTATTCGTCATTGATGATCCTCATTCTGAACAAGACGTAAAGTCAAACTCTAGACTAGCGTTTGATGCCGGGTGGGGCGATCATAGTAATTATGACAAGATGGTCGCTGTTGGACTTAACAGGCCGACTGATTGACTACCAGACACGCAACCCAGAGGCAGACCCGTGGGAGATCGTCGAGCTACCGGCGATATTAGAAAAAGAACAAGAAGACGGTACCATCACGCAGAAAAGCTTGTGGCCTGAACAGTGGCCGTTAGAAGCGTTGGCGGCGAAGAAGGCCGGGATGGACCCACGGTTCTGGAACGCCCAGTATATGCAGCAGCCCACCTCAGAAGCGGCGGCGATCATCGCCCGTAGGCACTGGCGCATCTGGGAAAAGGACGATCCACCCCGGTGTGAGTACGTCATCCAGAGCTGGGATACGGCGTACGAGGCCAAGACTTCCGCTGACTTTTCGGCGTGCACGACATGGGGCATCTTCTACAACGAGGAAGAGAATGATGCGCCACAGTTGATACTGCTGGATGCGTTTAAAGACCGGATGGCGTTTCCTGAATTAAAACAAGTCGCCCTGAAACACTACATGGACTGGGAACCCGATGCGTTCATTGTGGAAAAAAAGGCAGCAGGTGCCCCACTTATTCAAGAGCTGCGATCAATGGGCATCCCCGTCCAAGAGTTCACCCCCAGCCGAGGAAACGACAAGCTTGTCCGAGTCAACGCAGTTGCCGATTTGTTTACTTCGGGCAAAGTCTGGGCACCGGACACCCGATGGGCACGAGAAGTGATCGAAGAATTAGCAGCGTTTCCCGTTGGAGAACACGACGACTTCGTGGATACTACGTCGCAAGCATTGCTACGCTTTCGGCAAGGGGGGTTTATTACCCTCGACACAGACGAACAGGACACCCGATATTACGCGCCACGTAAGGCGGCTTACTATTAAGGAAACATCATGGCAATCGACAAAGGCTTATATGCAGCACCGACCGGCTTGCCCGAAGAAGAGGGCGAAGCCATTGAGGTAGAGATCGTTGACCCTGAAGCGGTCAATATCAGCGGTCCGGGGTTTGAGCTTGAGCTGGCAAAAGTCGAAGGCGAAGAAGATTTTGGCAGTAATTTGGCCCAAGAGTTGGATGACGGTGCGCTGCAATCACTGGCAGAAGACTTGGTAGGAGACATCGATAACGATAAAGGCTCCCGCAAAGAATGGGAGAAGATGTACGTCGAGGGCATTAAACTCTTGGGGCTTCAGATTGAAGAGCGCACAGAGCCTTGGAACGGTGCGTGCGGCGTGTTCCACCCCATGTTGGCTGAAGCCGTGGTGCGCTTCCAGTCTGAGACGATCACCGAGACATTCCCAGCATCGGGTCCTGTTAGAACCAAAATCATCGGCAAAGAGACGCCACAGGTGATGGAGGCCGCAGCGCGTGTTGAAGAAGACATGAACTACGAGCTGACCGAGGTGATGACCGAGTACCGGCCTGAACACGAAAGAATGCTCTGGAGCCTACCGGCGACCGGCTCGGCGTTTAAGAAGGTGTACTACGACCCGAACCTTGGCCGTCAGGTCAGTATGTTTATACCGGCAGAAGACATCTTCCTGCCATACGGCTCGTCTGATCTGGACACATGCTACCGCGTCACCCACGTGATGCGTAAGACCAAGAACGAGATCATGAAGCTGCAGCAGGCAGGCTTCTACCGCGAAGTTGAGCTGGGCGATCCGCAGAAGATTGTTGAAGACATCCAGAAAGCCAAAGACAAGGAAACCGGCTTCTCTGATCTAAACGACGAGCGTTATACGCTGTATGAGTGCCACGTTGATCTGTTCCTTGAGGACGACCCATACGCAGACAAAGACGACAAAGATGAGCAAACAGAGATCGCTCTGCCGTACGTCGTCACCATTATAAAAGGCACCAACGAGATTCTTGCTATACGCAGAAACTGGAACCAAGACGACAAGCTGAAACTAAAACGTCAGCACTTCGTGCACTACCAGTACATCCCCGGCTTCGGTGCGTATGGCTTCGGTCTGTTCCATCTGATCGGCG